AACTTTCCAGGATCTGTAATGAATCTGAACTTCCCTATTACACAGCTGCATACTATCAAAAGAAAAACAGAATATGGATTCGTGATCTATTGACTGATGAAGCCAAAGAAATCTTCAAGGATTGGACCAGGGAACAACAATCAAGGATGTATTTTTTCAAGGAGGATTTATGTAAACTTCAGCAAATTGACTTTGGTGAATCGCTTCGAGTCATCGATGGGCAATCACCAGAGTTACTGAATATGGTGTACCAAGGTGAAATTTCTCAGGATAACTTTTTGATCATCGATGCTTTACTTGGATTGATTGATCGTTGGTCAAATAAACTTGATGACTTTATGTTTGATATGTTGAAAAAGCAACTGAACAAATACAAACCATTCCTGTTCATGTATAATGATCTAAACATAAGTCTCTATAAAAAAGAACTAATAAATTCTTTACATCCTGACAGAAAGAATATATAATGGTTGTACATTATGGAAATAATGTGGACAAATCGTACACTATAATATACAAAAACATACGGAGTATACAAATATGGCAATGTCTCTCGCAAATCTGAAAAAGAAGTCATCATCAATCGACAAGCTGACCAAAGAACTTGGTAAGCTGAAAGGAACGTCATCTAAGGATGAACGATTCTGGCAACCAGAAGTTGATAAAGCTGGTAATGGTTATGCTGTGATTCGTTTCCTCGATGCACCTTTCGTTGATGGTGAAGATGCGATGCCTTGGGTTCAGATCTTCAATCATGGATTCCAAGGACCTGGTGGCTGGCTGATCGAAAACTGTCTGACTTCGATCAATAAGCCATGCCCAGTGTGTGAACACAATTCCAGTCTTTGGAATAGTGGGATTGAATCTAACAAAGATATCGTGCGAAAGCAGAAGCGCAAGCTGTCATACGTCGCCAATATTCTTGTTGTCAAAGATTCAGCGAATCCTTCTAATGACGGGAAAGTGTTTCTTTACAAGTTTGGAAAGAAGATCTTCGATAAGATTCAAGCAATGCTTGAGCCTGAGTTTGAAGATGAGACGGCAGTAAATCCTTTCAATTTCTGGGAAGGTGCGAACTTCAAGCTGAAGATTCGTATGGTTGAGGGATATCGTAACTATGATAAGTCTGAGTTCGATTCTCCCAGCCCAGTGTCGGATGATGATTCTGAAATCGAACGAGTCTGGAAAGAGTCTCATTCACTTGTTGAGTTTCTGAGTCCGAAAGAGTTCATGCCTTATGATGAACTGAAAGCAAAACTGAATCGTGTTCTGAGCCTGGCTGGTGCGAGCAAAGCACGGACAGTTGAGGAAGATTCAGGCGACGACGAACCAGTGGTAACTGCTGGCGACTCAAATTCTGGTGATGAAGATGATACTCTGGAATTTTTTAGGAAACTGGCGGATTGACGGGAGGTTTTATGAGACGTATTCTAGCGGCTCTATTACTCTTTCTTCCTGGTATAGTCTATGCTAACAATTACACTGCTGTGTTGGAATGGGATATTCCAACACAGTATGAGGATGGTACAGCAATTCTACCAGAAGAAATATTGAAATACACCATTCACTATGGAACGACCACAGGTAGTTACACGAACTCTATTGATGTTAGTCCAACAGAACTAGAGGGCGAAATTACGGGTCTTACAACTGGGACTTATTACTTCGCAATGACAGTAACGACAACTGAACTTGAAATTTCTGATTATTCAAACGAAGTAAATCATAAGTTTACAGCAGGAAAATCGAAAGCACCCGTGCTTCGATTCAAGGGTAAAAGAAGGGACAGAGACTAATAGGAGTCTAACATGAACGCAATATTTCGCTCAAAAGTTTTATGGATAGTTGTGGTGTTTTTAATTCTTCTTGTTGCAGCTTTTGCAGCTGAAGCCAAAGAGCCAAAAGTTTCCATAGGACTTACGGGTGGAACATTGAAGTCTAGCGAATTGATAACCCAAAGGCTTGGAGTATCGTATGGAGATTGGTATGCCAGAGCTGAAAAGTTTGGCGGTGAAAACTATAATGATATTTGGGGATTCACATTCGCTCGACGTGTTCATGTTGGTGACTGGAAAGTTCACCCATTCCTAGAGTTCGGTGCTATGTACACTGATGATGAGTTGACGCAAAATAATCGACCACTCGTAAGTGACACATTGACGTTTCACTTGAGTGCTGGATTGCTTTGGAGATTGTCTAATCGAACTGAGGTTGAGGTTGCATGGATTCATAACTCAACCGCAGAACGTGCGGATATTAATGATGGTATTGACAGAGTGTTCGTAGGATTCAACTGGGCATTTTAATGCCCAGTTGCTATGCTATTGGATGTTTTGCTGGATGCGAGAATATTCTTGCAGCAATATCTGCATAAGAAGTTTCGTCATTTCTTGAATTAACTGTCATTGGCGGTGGTGGCGCTGAACTTGGTGCGACGTTATTGATCGTTCTACTGTCAATATTGTTAATCACAGGTGATGCGGTTTCCAATGCAGTTCTATTTTCTTCTTCACTCATTTCGAGTTGATTTTGAACTTCGCGTAGAGTATCGCCAAAATTAGGAATATTGAGTTCTGGTCCTTCTTCTCCGACAAGATACTTCAATGAATTCTCAACTCGCCCACCACGTGCTCTGGTGCCGTTAAGCAACATTTTAGTTTCTTTCGCTGGTATAATGAATCCATCTTCCTTAGGAATCATTAATTCTGGACCTTGTTCGCCTACGAGATAGTCACTGCCATCTTCTACTGGTCCGCCTTTTGCTCTTGGTTTAGTTCCACTATCTTCATACCATTCATTGCTCCATGTGTAATCATCACCAGCTTTCATCGAACCATAGGACCTAATTAATCTTCTTCTTGCTGCTGGCGTTGCGAGTTTCATTGCAATATATTCATTGCGGATTTCTTCTATTGATGCGCCTGTTTCTTTTAATTCATTTAATTTTTCAGTAAAATCTGGGTTGTTTTTAAAAAGATCATAGAATCCTCCTGTTGAGTCGCCTTTCGACGATCTCAATCCGTACAGTAACGGATCATCTCCTTTTTCGGTCCACCCACCTTCGTATAGCGAAACACCAGCTATGCTTGCGGCTCTTTCAATGTCAGATGAAATAAGATCTCGAACCATTGCTAATTTGCCTTTTGTGTCAGCATTTTGATAATCACTATAATTTTCTATTTCTTTACTATCAAAAAATGCTTCTGGACCTTCTTCACCAACAACAATCTTTTTCCCTTCTTCGACTGGTCCACCTTTTGCGAAAAATTCAATTTGTTCTTCACTTTCGCCTGTAGATCCTGTTGGTTGTGTTTGTGGTATCGGTCGCCCTTGCTCTGCTGCTGCTTTTTGTGCATTGTACCGATCATCTGATTTTTTATATTCGAGCTGCTCAGGCGTATATAATTCTAAAGGAACAGTTTGCCCATTAATAGATTTAATATACCTCTGACTTGGGAATCCGCCTGCTTCAATCTCAAGTTTACCGTCGTTTGGTATTCCCATTTTATCAGCCAGTTCTTCAGCCATCTGAATTGTTTTTTCAGTAGCGGCAGCACTTCGGGCTGAATCCCTTCGCATTGATTCGAAGCGAGGGTCTATTTCTGCTGCTGGTTTTGATGTTGGCGCTGGTGCTGTTGCCGATGTTGATTTGCCTATAGATTCCCGCATTTCACGATTAAGTTGATTTGCTCCTTTTGATAGTTCTTCTAATTCCTTTTCTCTACCTGGTAATGCTTCATAACCTCCACCTTCTTTACGATAACCAACCACTTCGTTATTAGCGTTTCGTATGGGCATCGATCCTTCTGGAAGTTCAGAACTATCAGATGATGGTGATGGTGCTCCAGTTGTTTCTTGCCTTGGGATGTCAGGCATTTTCCCACTGGCAACTGTTACGGACGTTGCATCACCCTTTCTATATCTTTCTAAGACTTCTTCTTTTTTACCCTGAGCAACATATAGTTTACCATCAGTTGACAAATAACCAATCAACTCATCTCCATCATAATAGGTTTCTACAACAGTTTTTTCATCTTTTGGCAATTCAAATTTATCTGGAACATTTGTTCCACCAAATCCAACCCCAACAGGCATACCAGGCATTGGCATTTGTGGAACATACTGGCTGCCAGCCTCTACTACATCTACTGATTTTTCTTTACCTTCTTCAGTTCTACCAGATTCAGTAGTTTGTTTTTTATCAATCTTACCATCCTCAAGAGCTTTTTCTATGCCTTTATATCCTGCAAATAAAACTCCTGCTATTCCTATGGCTCCTAATACATAAGGATTCATAAGAAGTGGTGCCAACATTGGTAGAAGTCGAGCAAGACCAGCAGCTCCAGCAGCTCCAGCAGCTCCACCAAGTAGAGCTTCTAAAGCTCCACCACCATCTTCTATTTTTTCTAATATTTCGTCTAGTTTTTTAATTACGTCTTCTTGATACTCTTGATTTCGTTCATCTTTTTCACCTGCAGCATAGTCTTTCCTATCTTCTGCAGCTGCAATTTGACTTTGAGTTTCTCTACCACCACTCTTTGTCAAGTCTTTTTTCAGTTGTTCTATAATCTGTTTCGCATCATTTTGTGAAACTCTAGTCGAAGTTTGTGGCATTTGGTATTCTTGATTCCCAAGATATGCCGCTTTAGACAATACAGATGCTGATTCTGCTTTTGATGCGAATCTTCCAGACTTACCAGATGCAGTTGCCGCTGTTACTTGCTTTCCTTCTGGTGCTAATGGGTCGTATCTGAAAGTTTGTTGTTTGTCACCTTTACCAATTGTAATGTTCTTGGCGCTAAGTCTGGCATCAATCTTTTCAATCTTTGAAGCAAGATAATCAACTTTATTGTTGATCTTTTCTAAAATTGGTTTAATCTCTCGAACAGCCGATCCTCCTTTCCCTCTTGTCATTTGCTCAGAGGGGTTATACAGTTCAGAGTATGCTTTTTGTGTTTGTGATCTGTCTCTAGATGCTGTATTGATCTTTGAAGCTACTCTTTCGCCAAAAACGGATTCAGCCATTCCATAAAGAATTCTACCACCAAATCCACCACCATACTTTAGAGCAGCTTCTTCTTTCGCCCTCCGTCTGTTCTCAACGAGAGAATCGATTCTGTCATTGAGAGGATCAGATGTTCCTGGGAGATTAGACATGACTGATCTGAGGGAACCCGTTCTAGGTCTTCTTCTTGCCATTACTTTCTACTTCTCGCTGCTCTTATTTGTTGATTTCTTAGTTTAATTTTCTCATTCTCTTCTTTTATATGTTGAATTAACAAATTTATGTAAATGTCACGTTCCCAAGGAATCATATTTTCAAGTTCAGTCAATGAATACTTATGTTTATGAATCAAATCAAAATTTGTTTGATAATATTTTATCAAACAATCATTACTAAAGCTCAGGAAAAAAAATCGGCAAGTCCCTCCAACTTAATTGTATGTTCATAATCGCATCTAGGGCACTTATGAACTTTTTCATACTTTATAGTCGGTGCATTTTTAACAAATTCCCACATCTTTTCATAATCGTTTGATCTTATTTGAGAAACGAATTCGATTAATTCTTTCTCATTCACTGTATCTGCGTCATGAACTTCATCGCCTTCAATAATTTGTTCAATGCATTTTGCAATAACGAGATCAGCTAATTCAAGATTATCTTGATTGATTAAGTTCGTAATTTCTAAATTTGGATTTCTCATCTTAATTGCAATTGCATCATTTAACCAAATCAAATTTGATTTTTGATTCGACTTGGATTCGACGTCTTTTAAAAGATCAACGTCAACATTAATGATCATGTTGCATCTATTTTCGTCTTCAAGAGTGTTATTGCATCTATAAACTAAATTAATAACCTCGCTGACTGATTTCGCTCTGAGATATATGAATATTAATTCTAACTGCGACAACGATAACGTATCAACATCAATATCATCGATGCAACAGTTTCTTATGATTTGTTTGATGCTGTCGACGACCTCAGAAATTTCTTTTGACTGAACTGCCATCATCAGCATTTTTTGTTCTTTGACTAAAAATGGTCTGAACTTTACTGGCGATCCTTTTACTTCAACGCCAGGTATTTCAAATGTTGGATAATCTAATTTCGGTAATGCCATAACTACTCCAGTATGTTTAATCTAGGCTAATGTTAAATGGGTTATATGGTGATGGGGTTCTATTGCCTGTAAGAAAATCACCAATCGCAGTAGAAACTGCTTCTTCTGTCGCCTCTTTATTATATCCACTCTCAAAACTTCTTCTATAAGATAAGGGGATTGCTTTCTTGAACGTGAAACTGACTTGTAATCTGTGATAGCTTTCGTCTGTCCAACTTAATGATAGTGGGGCGACAGAACTTGGAATTGCATCAATCAATTTGACACCATATATTGGAAGGGAATCTAGTTGAGCAGCGCCTTCTTTTCCTCGACCGTCATATTGTCTAATGACAATTTCAGATGAAAAATTATTCTCACCAGATGCACTGCGAAAATATTGTACTATTCCACTGGCACTTGGAATCATAGAGTTCATCCATGAATCAAAAAATTTCTTTTCCAGGAATTGATTGTTGCACATAAAAACCAAATTCACATCAGTGTAATTCAGAACATGAGGAACACGTTGCGTAAATGCATGATGTCTGTATTCAATCATAGAAATGTTTCGACCAGGAAACTCAGCGCCTTCACACTGAAAAGACAGTTCTCTGGTTCCGAATGAACTGCCCTTCAATGAACTTGGAAGTGGTATTCTAACTTCAAATCGACTTGCGTGAGCAAGTTCGTTATATTTACCAATATGGCTAATGAAGTTTTGTATGTTGAATGCCATTAATGCATCTTCCTTTATTTTTTGTATACGAAATTATCAACTGGCAACATCAGAGCAGTTTCCCAATCATCAATTCCAACTTCAATAATACCACTTCGAATATGACTTAACAGATATCGCTTTAAACAAGGTTTGAATGTTTCGAATCTTGCAACGCTGTTCAATATATTATAATTCACTCTCAGTTTTGTCGTCTCATCGTAACGTGTATTTGTCAATGTATCGTATAATTTATCCAGCAACATTATTCGTTCGTTGGGTTGAATGTAATGAAAATTCAACCCGAGGAACCCACCACTATATCGTTCGATTGGTAACACCAACGGAAACTTATCATAGTATGGTAACGAATCCTTTGTCTTCGGATCATACATATAAAAATACATTCTTCCAGGTTCTATTCGACTCGTTTTGCGTTTGTTATCCCTGAGAATGCTCGCGCCTCGAATATTCGATGGAAGCGTTGCTCTTGAAACTTCTTTACTCAGCCAATCTCGTGCTTGCGCACTGCGCGTTTGCATTCCACCAGAACGAATTTGAGCTGAGATTCTGTCTAGTAATTTTGCCATAGCATTATTTATACTTGATACCCAGTTCATGCTCAGTAATCAATTGAAATTCCCAGTTTCTATCTTTACAATACTCAACGGCAGCATTCCATTTGGCTTCGTTCACACCCCAGGTTGCGATTTCATTGATGTATGCTTTGGTGACTTTTTTGTTTTTCTCTGGTGGTTTGGTTTGACTGGCTGGTTTGACTTCGACAACAACAACTTTGATTTCACCTGACTTGGTTTTGGTTCGAACAAGAAAGTCGGGAAAGTACCTGTGCCACTTATTATCTACGGGAGACTTGTATGGAATAACCAATTCCTCTGATGCCCATTCAAGGATATTTGGATTTTCGTCGAAGAACACCATGGCTTTTCTTTCCCACAGGGATCTATACCAAATGTTGTGGACATCGCCCCTATATTTGGTTGGGTTTTTTGGGAAAAATTTACCTGAGTATGCCATATAAATATATATCATCAATCGGGATTGCCAAATGGCGACAAGACGCAGACTAGATAGCGCCACAGAGATAAATAAATTATCATCAGGTGACGGTTATCTTGATGGATATGATTTCAAAAGATTAGCATATCCATCTGATAATCTTGGAACGGATGAAATTCCAAGTTATGTTATTTTTTACATAAATCTACCTGAAACTTCTCAACTTATTAAAAGTGGTAGTGTGCGAACTGGGCTTGGTGATTCAACTTCTGATAGACAAAGCGCACTTACCAGAGGTGGACGCAACACCGTATTTACCCCAATAGGAGAAGGCGATTTCGGAGACATTACTACCTCTGCTGCGATAATAAACACAATAAAAAGTGGTGCCAAAGATCTAAATGATCTTCAGAACATAGGAGCGAAAAGTATAGGTACATCAGTTTTAAATACTTTAGCCAGTGGTATACAGAAAAAACCAAAATACAAAAGAATCGCTCAAGCAATTGCACTATACATGCCAGACACAGTATTTCAAACATACACTCACGATTACGATGCACTTTCGGTGACACAAGCAACAGGTCTTGCTGGAATGGCACAAAGAGGAGCTGGTGTATTAAATGCAAATGGTGGAACTACTACTGAAAATTTTAAAAATTATGTTACAGGAGAATCACCTGCAGGAAAAGAGCTTGGTGGATTTGCGGCAGAATCAACAGGTCTTGTCGGTAAAGGGTTTACTGATCTCGTATTGAGAAGTTCTGGATTGGCTTTAAATCCCCAAATTGAAATGGTTTATAAACAAACACAGAATAGACAATTCACATTTGATTTTAAAATGCAACCCAGAGATTCAGCAGAATCTGATATTATCAGAAACATCATCAAAAACTTCAAAATGTATTCTGCGCCAGCTTTGGTTGATGGCACAGCTGGCGCTTATTTCGAAATTCCTGGACAATTTGATATTGAGTTCATGTTTAAAAACGAAATGAATCAGTTTATCGGAAAAATATCAACGTGCGTTCTTCAAAATATTGATGTGAATTACTCTTCTGCTGGTCAGTTTGCAACTTTCTCTGATGGTTCTCCAGTCGAAATTAATTTACAACTTAGATTCATCGAAGTCGACACATTAACAAGAGATATGTTCGACAAGGCATCATTCTAATGAAATATTTCAGCTATTTCCCAAAACTAGTTTACACATTGGACAACAATGATGTTGAGTATAAACAAGTAACGAACCTCCTAACGAGAGTTAGATTCGTTCGAGAAGTTTTACAGAATGTGAAAATATTCTATGAGTATGATTACTCGGACGCTGACAATCCAGAGATTATTGCCAAAAAACTTTATGACGATCCAAATAGATATTGGATGGTTCTGTTTGCAAATGACATGGCTGATCCATACTATGATGTTCCTCTGACAAATGCAGATTTAGATTCTTACATCGTATACAAATATGGTTCTTTGGCTAATGCAAGTTCAGAAATACATCATTATGAAAGAAGAACCAAAATAGTCACAAATAAAGATGGCATCATTAATGAACATGAATATGTGGTAGAGTTACAAGAACGATCATATGATTTTGAAACGAATACGATTGTGACAAACACATTACCAACATTGGTAAGTCCAATTGTAGTTAGTTCAGAAACAACTGAAGTCGCTAATGATGGCGTAACCATCACAACAACTGTTACAGATTACGCAATCAGTAAATATGATTATGAAGTGAGCATCAACGAGGATAAACGAAAAATTAGACTTGTTCGTTCTGTTGGCGTGCAAGATATAGAAAGACAATTCAAATCACTGTTGCTTAGATGACAAAACAACTTTTATCAAGTAGCGATTATGAGATAAAGAATCTATCGTTGTATACAAGCGATGGAAATCAAATCGACATTCGAAATTTAGCGTTACAAATAGAAATATTTGAGGACATCTATTCTCCATGCATGACGTGTAAGATTCGAATTACTGATGGTCTTGATCTGGTGTCGATTCTGAAACTGCATGGAAATGAATATCTTGAACTCGAAATAGATAAACCGACGCTCGATGATCCGATAAAGAAAGTATTTCGGCTGTATAAACTTTCAGATAGAGATTTTACAACAAACTATCAGAACTACACATTACATTTTTGCAGCGAAGAATTCATTTTATCACCACAAATATTGATATCGAAATCATACAGAGGTCTCAAAGTCAGTGATATGATTAGAGATATTTTGGTATCAAAATTAAAAGTTCACAAAGACAAAATAAATCGAATACAACGAACTGACAAAGCGTATGATATAATCATCCCAAAAATGACTCCATTCGAAGCCATTAGTTGGCTGAGTAACAGAGCATATGCTAAGAATGAGAGTTTATTTTTCTTCTTTGAGAATAGAGATGGGTTCAATTTCGTTTCTTACGAGAGCCTACTGAAAGAACAGCCTTATGCGAAATACAGAAAAGATTTTAAAGTAGATCCAAACGATGTTCTTAAGAATTTAGAATCATTCAACTATCTAAAAATTATGGAAGAATTTGACATAATGAGAGCGACAAGAGAAGGATCGTTCTCGTCGTCAACTGCAAGATTGAATTTAATTACTGGGAAATTTACAGTAGTTCCATTTAATGCATTTGAATTTAAGAATAAAGGTGTTCTGAATAAAGAAGTCACGATGAACCTTTTCCGAAATAGATTAGATAAAAGTTTCTATGATTCTTATGACAATATGATGAAATATTCTTTGACAACTGACAGCGATCAAACCAGAAATCAAATGTTACCTCAAGATTGGCTCTCGCAAACTGCGTCCAAGTTGGGTCAAATAAATTTATGCAAAATAAGAGCGACCGTACCAGGAGATGTTTTATTGAAAACAGGTCAAGTCGTTGAGGTTGAGTTACCAGACATTATTCCAAAGAGTTCAGGAGTAGATATAAATGAAACTAGAAGTGGAAGATATTTGGTTTCAGCAGTTTGTCATAGATTTGAAGATCAGATTTATGCTACTGTATTAGATCTAATCTCCGACAGCATCAATGAGTCAATGCCACCAGCGAATAATGAGTTAGAGAAACTTAGAGAGTTAGCAAAATTATGATGGATAAGAATTACGCAGGGTTGGATGGGTTCGTTTGGTGGATGGGCGTTGTAGAATCCAGAAACGATCCATTAGAAATGAATCGTTGTCAAGTTAGAGTATATGGCTGGCACAGCCCAAGTCTCGGTGATATTCCTTCTGATGATCTCCCTTGGGCAGTTCCAATCAATGCGTTAAATGGTGGCGCCACTTCAATGGCAAAAGAAGGTGACATGGTTTTTGGTTTTTTTGCTGATGGTAGGAATGCTCAGGTTCCATTAATCCTCGGCATCGTTCCAACTTATGCAGTTGGTAAAAGTCCAGCTGATATTGGATTTGGTGATATTCGAGATGCAGCTAAACTTGCTGCAGCACCAAAGAAAGTAACAGCAAGATCTTACAGCCGCAGCGGTGGTGGATCTAAAATAACAGAAGAAACACCAGAAACATATCCAAAAGAAAGAGACTTCAATAATCCAAGCGTCAGCGCTCTTGCCAGAAATAAACCAAATGAAACTCATGTTGTTACATCCAGAATAGAAAGAGGACCAATCACAATTCCCAGTTCTGGAAAAACAAAATACACAACCCCAGCACCATCATACAATCCAGTTTATCCATACAATAGAGCCACAGAAACTGAATCGGGGCATTCATTTGAACTTGATGATACTCCTGGTGCCGAAAGGGTTGAGTTGGCGCACAGATCTGGTACGATGTTTGAAATACAACCAAGCGGAACCAAAGTCGAAGAGATCGTCAAAGATAACTACACCATAGTCATGGCAGATGATTTTGTATATGTTATGGGTAAAGCTATTGTAAGCGTGGATAAAGATTGCACGATTAAAGTTGCTGGCAACCTCAAGATTGATGTTGGTGGAGATTTTGAGTTGAAGGTTGCTGGTGAAAGCAAGATGTCTTCTGGTAAAGACTTTAAGGTTTCTTCTTCTGATGATGTTAAAGTTGATGCCAAAAAGAAAACGTCAATGAGTGGTGGAACTGAGGTCAGCGTTTCGTCCAAAGGAACTGCGTCATTAAGCGGAACATCTTCCACGCGTGTTTCATCAAGTGGTTCAATGGCAATCAGCGGAACATCAACTTCAATTACATCACAATCAACAATCAAAGCATCTAAGATGGCTGTTGCTGGTAAAATTTCAGCAAGTGGTGTCGGATCAAGTGGTGGTGGATTCTCAATACCTGAACTTCCTGCAGTTCCAGCGCTCCCGACTGGGATTGAAGATTTCGCAGCACTTATACCAGGAGCTTCTGAAATATTGGCTCAAGTTAACGAAGCCATGGCTCAGGTTGAAGCTGCTGTTGGCGATTTAACTGCATTAACTGATGTTCAATCTTTACTCGGTCAACTAGATGTTGCTCAATTAGATACACTACTGGAAACTGCAACCAGTTTTGATGTTGGGAATATTGTCAGTTCTTTGGGTGGTGAATTTGGTGTTGCTTCTCTTGTTGGTGGGATTAGTCCGCTCGGTTTAGCATCAATGGTTAGTGGATTAACGCCTCTTTCGGCAAACATGTTAACAGATAAACTCTTATCCGAAGTTGGTGTTCCAGGTTCTGATGGTATCATTTCTCAATTTGTAGATAAATTGCCCGTTGGAAAAATTAAAGACTTAGCCAATAATTTAGATTCTGGTAAATTGACCAATCTCATAACACAAGCAACTGGGAAAGATGTAGATAAACTCTTCAAAGGATTAGCTGAAGATAAGATACGCGATACGTTAACATCACTCGCACCACCACAATTAAGATCTGTGATGTCTTCTTTGAGTGGCGATAACATTAACAAAGCGTTTGGATCTTTACCAGATGTAAACCTTGCAGATATCAAAAACAAGTTAGGATCGGAACTACAGAAAAAACTCACAGAGAAAGCGAGTCAAGTTTCTGGCTATCCTATCACCCTCATATAAATACTAAGATGGTAAACCTGTAGAATACATGGAAAATCAAGCTAGAATTTATAAAGATTTGGATCTGGCATTCACCAAACATCCAATAAAAAACGATGTAAACAAAAAGACTGGTTACAATGCCGTTATTCAATCAGTCAAGAATCTTGTGCTACTCTCGCACTATGAAAAACCATTTCACCCAGAAATTGGTGGCAATGTTCGAAAGATGCTGTTCGAACCAATGGATCCAATTACAGCCAATATTATCGCTAAAGAGATTGAAGATGTGATAACAAACTTTGAGCCAAGGGTTCAACTCAGAAGTATTGATGTTGTTGAAAATTTTGATAACAATGGTTATGATATTACCATAGAATTCTTTTTGTTAAATCTCCCAGAACCAATACAAACAACAATATTTCTAGAGAGACTACGATAAATGGAAAAACTCTCAGTTTCTGAATTAGACTTTGATGCGATTAAGAGTAGTCTTAAAGATTACCTTAGAAATCAAGAAGAATTTGATGGTTATGATTTCGAAGGTTCTGCGTTAAACATTCTTCTCGATGTTCTCGCATACAATACTCATTATAATTCGTTTTACTTGAATATGATTGCGAATGAAATGTTTATGGATTCGGCTGCGCTTCGTCAGTCTGTCGTTTCTCACGCTAAACTTCTCGGGTATACACCAAGATCAACAACATCAGCAACCGCAACAGTAAACGTCGCGGTGACTAAATCGGTTTCTGATTCAACAACAATCCTAACCATTCCAAGATTTACTCGATTCACAAGTCAATCTGTTGATGGACAATCTTTTGAGTTTCTTTCTGTCGATGAAGTGACAACATCAAACAGCGGGTTGTTGTTTAATTTTACCAATGTTACAATTAAAGAGGGAAATCCAGCAAGTTATGTTTTTACCGTTAACGATTTAATCAACCCAAAACAAATATTTGAACTTCCTGATGCGTTGATTGATACGTCAACTCTACAAGTAACAATTCAGAAATCTTCAACAGAAACAACGCAAAGAACATACGTTCTTGCCGATGATGCAACAGAAGTTGCAACAAATTCAGAAATATATTATCTTGAGGAAGGTGACGCTGGTAGATACAGAATTTATTTTGGGGATGGAGTTCTTGGAAACAAACTTGACAACGGAAACATAGTAATTGTTTCTTATATCGTTACAAATGGCGCAGATGCGAACGACATTGAAAACTTTAGACTTTCTGGTTCTGTTTTATCAGGATCTACTGTTGCTGTAACAACATCGATGAAATCTGCTGCAGGAAGTGAGCGCGAAACCATTGATGATGTTAAATTTAATGCGCCGAAAAAATATCTGTCAAACAATCGAGCAGTAACAAAGAACGATTACATTGCGTTGATTAATCGCAAATATCCATTTTTCGATGCAGTAAATGTATGGGGTGGCGAAGAAAATATACCACCAATTTACGGTAAGGTATTTGTCACAGCAAAACCAAAACTAGGATTTGAAGTAACTCAGGCAGAAAAAGATTACCTAATTAACACTGTATTGAAACCAATCAGTGTGATGACAGTTACTCCGCAATTCGTTGACGTCGATTACAATTATCTTCTACTACAAGTTCAAGCGACCTACGATCCAAGATTAACGTCAAGGAACGCAGGTCAAATTGTAACGACAATAAAAAATGCAGTCCAGAATTTTTCCAATCTATATCTAAACACGTTCAATTCATCATTCAAAGCATCAAGACTATTGAGGTTGATTGATGATTCTGACACATCAATCATCAATTCAACTGTTGATTTATACATTCAGAAAAGAATTCCAGTTACATTGAACGTTGCTAAAGATTATGTTCTTGAGTATGGCACAGAATTAGAACGATGTACATCTGCGACCGAAAGAATGTATAGCACTCCAGGGTTTACACAATTAGATGTATCTGGTGCTCTTAGAACATGCTATATTGAAGAAGTCCCCGAATCCTTTACTGGCGTGGAAGAAGTTCAAGTCGCATTGTCTGGTAGAAATTACACATCAACACCAGTTCTAACTGTAATTGGCGATGGTATTGGAGCAAAAGTTGAAGCTGTAATTGTTAATAGAAAATTTAAAAGTGTCCGAGTTGTTGAGCCTGGCACTGGGTATACAACTGCAACAATAGAAATTACTGGTGGCGGTGGAACAGGGGCTGAATTGACAGCAATTATTCAAGGCAGAACTGGGAGGCTAAGATCATATTATTACAACGATAATGATATTAAAACTGTTCTAAACGAAAACGCTGGAATTATAAATTACGATTCAGGTCGCGTTTCAATTTTAAATCTAAATCCAATATCAATTGATGACCCAGAAGGATTCTTGAGGTTTAATGCCAAACCGAAATCTCTGACATTTAAGAGTCAAAGGCAGTCTCTAACAACTTTGGACCAGTTTGATCCAGGTGCTGTTACAGTTAACTTGAGTGTTTCTGACTGATGTCAACATCTAATCCAATATCATTTATTGTAAAGAATCAACTTCCTGAATTTATTCGGGACGATTTAGACAACAATTATGGAAAATTTGTTGCATTCGTAAAAGCATATTATGAATGGTTAGAAGAAGAAAATGGAATAACAGCTGAGACCAGAAATCTTTTGTCTTACGCTGATGTTGATAAAACATCTTCAGAGTTCATTCAATACTTCAGTAAAAAGTTTCTACCATATTTTCCTGAAGATTTGATCAACGACAAAGCCAAGTTGATCAAAACGATCAATGATTTTTATGCTAAAAAGGGAAGCATTGAATCCTTAAAGTTTCTATTCAGAATTCTTTACAACGAAGACATTGAGATTGTACTACCAAAAGAAAATATTCTCAGAGCATCTGATGGTAAGTGGAGAATTCCAAGAACACTCAGACTGACAGTTGAAAATACACCATCGAGTTTTGATCTGAGTTCAATTGTTAAGCGATTGGCGGTCGGAAGATTATCGAAAGCATCTTGCGTTATTGAAGGGGCATACAGAACAATTGACGTTGGAACTGGTGCAGAAATTATTGAGATCTATGTTTCGAATGTTCGAAAGGCATTCAACAATGGAGAGTTACTTGACGTTACTTATGTCGATGATAATGGTGAACAAGGCATTTTACTATCAGAAAGAATCATTGGCGCACTATCAAACATGCGCATAAATCCAAGATATCGAGGATTAAAATATAAGACAGGAGATCCTGTAGTTTTAATTGGTGGATTATCTGATAATCCAGCGATATCAACAATTGAAGCAAGAGCAATTGTTAACGAAGTTACTGATGGTAGAATACAAACAGTTGCAGTAGCAAAAGGTGGGTTTGGTTTTAGAGTAAAACCAAATACTGAAGTTGATATTATTCCAGCTGCATTTGATGTTGCTCGTGGTGATGTTGTAGATGCTATTGTTGAAGTTATTGAAGTTATCGACGAAGTTTCATTCAAGTACAACATTGATTCGATTGATCAATATGCATCAATTCAGTTAGATGCAGCATCATATGGATTTCCAAATTTAACATCAGCAAGTATAACAACATCATTAAATCTGGCGTTTGATTATGATACGACGAATGTTGGAACAATTTCCAAAGTTAAAATCAGATCTCCTGGGTCAAAGTATACTGAGATTCCAACTATTGACGTCAATTCTTTTTATGATACATCAAATTCAGAAAATTATTTCAATGATATTTTCTTTGCTGGCGAAGATACACCATCAAACAGAACTGCCTGGGAATCATCAAGGCAAGCAATTCTCAGTCTTGGTAAAATAGCGAATGTTCAGATTGTAACTGGTGGGACTGGATACAGTACAAGCACAGATAAAATCTATGTAAATAGAAATGGTGGTGGCGGATATGGTGCTGATATCACGTTCACAGTTGATGGAACTGGTAAGATTAATTCTTTGACGTTGGTTTCTGGCGGTGAAGGATACACTGGACCAAAAGGTTCTGTAGAATTGGTTGTCAGAAATAAAAATAATGTTTATGCATCAGCTGCAGGAACTGGGGCAAGTCTACTTGCATATCGATATGGCGAAGGTGACGAAATAGTTTCTACTGTAGAAGATGTTGGTAGAATTAGAAACTTCAGATTATTGAGTAGAGGTAGTGGTTATGTTGATACACCAGTGGTTTCTCTTAAAGTAAAAGATATTGGAATTGCTGTGATTGACGATCCAATCGTCACCTTTGTTGAAAAACAAATGGTCTATCAAGGCGATTTATCCTCTCCAACATTTAGAGCAAATGTTGATCAATACATATCATCAAGTGGCGTTCTGAGGGTTTATAATTACAATGGCAATCTAGATACTTCTGCGAATTTAATAATAACTGCAACCGACGCATCACCAGAATATAATGTTGATGTAACATCAGAAACAACTTATGGTAATGGTCTCGCGCGTGCGAACGCTGAATTCCTAAATGGTTTGATTAACTATGATGGATACTATCTAAATACTGATGGATTCCTGAGTTCGGATAAAAAGTTGCAAGACTCCAGAAAATATCATAACTTCTCATATGTTGTTGTGACGGAACAGTCACTAAACACATATAAACAAGCATTATTGGATATTCTACACCCAATCGGGACGAAAGCATTGGGTACAAAGAAAGTTGTTGATGTGATAACTACAGGATTTACTTTCTCATGAAAATTTTTACTAAGAATACAGCGATAACTGGGACTGTCACTTTAGATCCATTAAATATAACAGGAAATGCTGTTGGGTTTTCTGTGAATTTCACATCAAGCATCTCGAGCAATGACATTATCATTTTAAATAATGATGTTGAAAGCAGAAAACAAGTTAAACTTGTTGTAAATGTCAATACGTCTTCATTATTGACTTTGGAAAGTAATACAAAATTCTATGGTGATGGATATATTAACGTCCCATATAATTCTAACACGATTACATTCACATCAAATACATATACTTTGAACCTTGCGGCAAATGATATTGTGAAATTCGAATTCGATTCCAGCATAATCACTGGAAAAATATTGAGCGGAAGCGGGAAGACATACACAATAAATACTTCTTCTGCGACATTCACGGCAAACGCAAATCTGGTGAGTTATGCTGTTTACCCATACTTCGATAATGTTTCTTTCGAGATACTTAAACAAATTTAAGAGTAGATTTAATGAAGAGCCTAAGCACCATACAAAATAGAGTTTATATGGCTAAAGAGTATGAAGAAGCCATTACGCTTGAATCAAACACTTATGTTGGTATTGGCAAATCGACAGAATGGCCACAGAGTGATGTGTTGATTTCCGATTCAATGGAAACTGTTGATGCTCTTAATGACGTATACAAGAACCTTGTTTCTGTTAAGAAGGTAAATGGTGCTGATATCAATTTAGTTGCGCCTAGAGTTGACTGGTCAAATAATACCGTCTATACTGAATACACTGAAAAAGCTGAGTTGTTTACTTACGAGTCCAAAACTCAACTTCCAGCGAATGTTTCTGCAACGATATCAACCATGAATGTTGTTGGTAGCGCAGACACATATTTTACATCGAACCTGAGTATTGGAGATATTATTTTAATCGACGGTGATGGCATCAATGTACCAAAGGTCAGAAAAGAAATTGTTTCGATCACAAATAATCGTCATCTTATGGTGAATAGTTCGTTTGATTACACATATACTCAAAACACCTATAATATAGTTGAGAATTTATATCCTCAGTATGCAAATAAATTTTATGTGAGAAATACCAGAGACCAAGTCTTCAAGTGTATGTTTAATAATGGCGGCGAAGAATCAACTGTTATGCCAGAAATTGATATTGGTGGGCAATTACCAGAAAACGCATACATTCAAACGTCAGATGGATATCGATGGAAATATCTGTATACGATTCCTTCTGGTCTGAAAGAAAAGTTTTTCGATTCTCAGTGGATGCCTGTAATCAATGATGAGATTGTAGGTGATGCTGCAGTCAACGGCAGAATAGACATCATTGATATCGTGAATGGTGGGACTGGTTATGTTTCTGGTGGAACGTCACCCTCAGCAAATATTATATCAATCGTTGGCGATGGAACTGGCGCGAACGTAACAGCAAATGTTGTGAGCGGTGTTATTGTTGGCGTAAATATTTTGGATGGTGGTTCTGGATATACAAACGCAACGATACAAGCAACAGGAACTGGGGCGAATGCTAATTTAATCGCCGTTATCAGTCCTCGTGGTGGTCATGGATCAAATGTCGATGTTGAACTTGGCGCCACACATTTAATGCTATCAGTTGAACTTGATGGAACTGTTGGTGGGAATTTCCCAACAGAAAATGATCAAGAAAACTTCAAATACAGACAAATTTCTCTACTTAAGAATGTTAGAGAAACTGATGGTGGTGCGATCGGAAACGATTCAAGTTACATTGCAACGTATATTGTAACAACATCAACAACACTTGGTCTTGGTAGGTTTTATTTGAATGATAAAGTCTATCAAGGTCCATCTTATGCTGCAGCCACATTCGTCGGTACAATAGCATTCTGGGATGAAAGTTCTAGTCAAATCTGGATAAATAACACTAGCGGAACCATATCAGATAATGCAGAACTAAAGAGCTATAGTGAAGTTGATAATTCAACAATTTCTGTTGAGGTATTTGCCATACAAGAACCAGAAATACAAGCATTTAGTGGCGATGTTCTTTATGTTAGAAATAACACTGCTATTGAAAGAGATGATGATCAAACAGAACAAATTAGAATACTAGTTTCATTTTAGGAAAAATAAATGCCAATTGAGTTTAATGTCAATCCCTACAATGATGATTTTAATGCGGATAATGGACCACGAGAAAACAATTACATGCGTATTCTGTTTAAACCAGGATATGCTGTACAAGCTCGTGAATTAACACAACTACAAACCGCAATACAAAATCAGATTAAACTATTTGGCGATCATATTTTCAAAGATGGATCGCAAGTTCTTGGTGGTGAGTTAACTCTCGACACGTCAGTAATTTCTCTGAAATTGGAAGATCAATTTGGGAACACTGACATCGACGTTACGGAGTTTGATAAACAAATCATCACCAATAATATTGGGGCTGTACAAAACAAAAAAGCTAAAGTTATCGCAATCGACGACACTCAAGAATATAAAACATTGATGATTCGTTACGTTCGTGGTATCGAATTTCAGAATGGTGATGAGATTAAAGTTGTTCCTGGTGATTCACCAAAAGCTAAATTGATTGCCGTAAATTCTACGAATGTTGGATCGGTAATATCAATTAATGATGGTGTGTTTTATGTAAATGGATTTTTCGTCAATGTTCCATCACAAACAATCACTCTAGATCCATATTCCAGAAAACCATCTTATAGAGTTGGATTGGAAATTGAAGAAACTATAGTTGATGATTCTGTTGATACTTCGCTTTTAGATCCAGCGCAAGAATCATTTAACTATCAAGCACCTGGTGCAGATAGATATCAATTTAGCTTAAACTTGAGCAAAAGAGCTTTAGATTCAATAGACGATAGTAGCTTTTTCGAATTACTCCGAGTTGAAAACGGTGTCATAACCAAATGGGTTAGATATCCCGTATACTCTGAGATTGAAAAAACATGGGCAAGAAGAACAGCAGATGAATCTGGAGACTATGTAATAATTCCATTTTCCGCAAGTGCATCTGATATATCAACAGATGATTCTAAAATTGATGTTAATCTTGGTCCTGGTAAAGCATATGTAAATGGATTTGAATTTGAAACTGTCGGACCAACAACTATAAAAGTTAATAAAGCAAGAACAACAGCAACAGTTTCGGATTATGATCTTTCTTTAGATTTTGGTAACTACATAACTGTTAAAAACTTTTATGGCGCAAATAGTGGAATTTTTAGTACCACAAATTTTGCAAATTTAGATATGCATATTGTTCCAACAGCGAACATTAATACTTCTTCCTCTGCATCATACAATTATACATTAGCTGGAACTGCTCGGGCTAAATCGTTACAAAGAAATAACGGTTCAAAATTAGATCTCTATATCATCGATCAAACGATGACGACGAATACATTTAATGTTGCGGCAACATCAAACGCAACTTCATTTACTTTCCCGTCAACATATCCAATCAATCCTGTTGGTTTGTATAATGGTGTTTCGTTTACTGTTACAGCTGGAACTGGATCTGGACAAACAAGAAGAATAGTAGATTATAACACATCCAGATTAGCGACAGTTGATAGAGAATTTGATACAAATTTAGACACAAGCTCTCAAGTAACATTAAACTATGCAATCAAAGACGTCGATAGTATCACAGTAAGACCAACAACATATCAAAGTAATGTCTATGGTGGGCAAAATACTCAAACTGCATACTACCCATCGATGGACGTCGATAGTCTAAGTCAAAATGATGTTGGTGATACTTTCATTAAAGGAGCAAGTATCAATCGATTACTCTATCCACTTCCAGAAACATATGTTTCTAGAAACGATTTCAGTAATGTAGATTTCGTTTACAGAAAATTAATTACTAATGCAACTTTCACCAGTGGATCATATACCGTCACTTTAACTGGTAAAGAAAAGTTTTTCTATGGTTCTAATAGTTCATATCTGTCAGATTCAACAGCAGAAGATAATTTTATTGTCATAGTGAGAGATAAAGGATCATCAAGTTACCAACACGGTCAATTGCTTTCGCTTTCGTATGACGGCGGATCAAATGGAATATATCGTCTTGGTGAAACGCAAATGCGCATCGACGCAGGAACGTTGACGTTTACTGGTGATGTTTTTGTTAACATTAAAATTGACAACGCAGAAGTTAGCCCAGCTGTTGTTAGACAGAAAACCCTAAAGGGTAGAAAATCATCTATAACAGATGTAGATTATGGTAATGCAACTTTAAGCGTTACTGGTCAAACAAATACTAAAATTGACCAAGCGAATGGTGCAGTTTGGTTTACCAGTTACTCGGATATAAACAAAATACCTGGAGTTAGACAATCACTGTATATCTCAGATGTGGTAAAAATCAATAAAGTCTTTGATTCGGGCGATACTTCATATAGACCAAATTCAGTAAACGCTATTGACATCACTGATCACTATTTGTTTGATACTGGACAGCGAGACAATTATTATGACCATGGATCAATTATTCTGAGAGATGGTAAATCTCCGCCATCTGGTCAAACAGTTGTTTTATTGAGTTACTTTGAACACAGTGGTCTAGATGGATTCTTCAGTGCAGCTTCATATTCAGATGGCGATTTTTCAAACAATTATGTTGGTGTATATTCATCAACATCAGTTCCAACGACATCTCTTTCTGATGCGATCGACTTTAGACCAAGAAGAACAGACGGAACAACTGCATCTACATTTGGTGGTAATCTTTTACCGTATACTGACGATTCAATGGAATTGTCATATGGGTATTATCTACCAAGAGTTGATAAGATTGTAGCAACTTCTGATAAGAAGTTTAAAATACTTTCTGGTACACCATCGAAGTATCCAAAATCGCCAAATGATGTTGCAGGTACAATGACGCTGTACACAATGTTTGTTCCACCATATACTAAAAAAGCGAGTCATGTGAAATTTACAACTCACGAACATCGTAGATACACGATGAAAGATATCGCAAGAATTGATAAGAGAGTTCAAAGGTTAGAGTATATTACAAGATTATCATTGCTTGAACAATCAGCAACTAATGAAACATACTTTTACGAAGATGGTACAACTGAAAAAGAGAAATATGGTATTCTTGTTGAACAGTTTGATGGGTTTAATATTGCGGATAATAGAAATCCAGATTTAATTTGTCATATATCAAACAGTGAACTGAAACCATACAAGAAAGTCACATATATTCCATTGCAACTCACATCAAACAGTGGCGATTACAAAGTAAAAGGTAAAACATATTCCTTGTCGTATGTCGAACAAGAAATTATTTCGCAAAATACAGCAACTAAAGTTGCAAATGTTCAACCATATTTGTTTGGAACATTCAATAGTGGACAAGTTCAATTATCACCTTCATCTGATCCTCAGACTTCTCAAACTTTAGCAGCACAGGTTACTAGTACAGATTCATTGGCAAATGAAACGGTATCAAGTATAACGAATCGTGGGTCTACAACAACAGGAGATCCACAAACAACTGTTAATTCTTCTGATACTGCACAGCAAACAGAACAGCAAGCGACGACTCAAACTCAAGAGACGTTGAATCAAACAGGATATACAACAACAATGTTTGATAATAGGCAAAACGATTCTTCTACAGTTGCAGCGGCTGTTGATGCCTCTTCAGTTGTCAATCCATATCTGCTGGGTATAGGTTCAGCAATTGCCGATGGTGCTGCGTTTTCGCAATATTTGGCTGCATATAGTGGAATTGCTATGTTTACTGCTGGATATGATCCATCTTATGGACTACAAGCTGCAGAACAAGAAGCTCCGAGAGCTAATCCTGCGAGAGCTGGTTTAGGACAATCTGGCGCTGCTAACAACAACGATCGATACGACGTATTCACAGACTACGATCTTCTGTAAAGGAAAAACTGATAAATGAATGTTAATTTTTCAGAAAATTTGGTGTCAATGAACTATCTAGGATTTAGCTTTAATCATGCAGCGATAGATTGGCTTCACAAAAATGTGTTAAATTTTTCAGCAACAAATTTAAGACCAGATAGAGCTGCGAAATTTTACTTTGATAATCTTCCTGTAGATCAGTATGTGCAAGCTGCATCAGAAATACTCATTACTGGTACAGATGCTGCGAAATATAATATTGGAGAAGCAATTATTTGCGAAACAACAAACGCATATGCAGTTGTTGTTGGGTCTTTTTCTCCAAATAAATTACTCATCAATGAAAATTTTATAACATTGAATGTTTCGCAATATGGTGCAACTGCATTATCTTCGACGACTTTCACTGAAAACGATCACATAGTTCAAACGAAAAATAATTTATTCCAAGGCGGTAGAACTGATAGAGATGCTCCTTTCCTCACATTCGACAGAGGATCTGATTTTGGATTACAATATAATCCAAATTTCTGCGTGTTTGCTGGTACAGTACAGCAATGGACAGTGTCGACAAGATCTCTCGTCGTAAGCCCAATTTTCGGAATAGCAAATACAACAGACACTAAAGTTTTATGGAACACAGCTGGGATTACACCGAAAGCAAATCTTTCTTCAATAAATGTTAGTAACAAATTTCCAGCTGGATCGACGATTAAAGCTCTGAAAACGCCAACGAAAACGTCAACAGTATCTTCGTACACACATTTGAGCGGAACAATAACTATTCCGAATGCATCAACTTCAAAAATTAACTTAAACTCAACATATACTGGGACAACATTTCCAGTGTCAATAAAAATTACAGATGGTGGTGGCGTTGGACAATCAGCTAACATAACCTCAGTCGAATCTGGTAACACTGTTGCAGTTCTTGACGCAGCAATAACGGGACAAAGATCAAATAGTACATATTCGATTGGATCTCACATAGTCGATGCTAATTCAAATATTGGTGGGATCTTCCAATTACCAGAAAGCGAAACTGCTAAATTTAGAGCTGATGGCGCAAAGGTATTTTTGATTACTGACGCGTCAACATATAATGGTAGCGACGCAACGATGAGAGCTTCGACTTTTTATCTCGGCGGTGCCATCAGCGCTGGATCCAGAGGATTAAGCGGAATTGGTGGTGGATCTGGAACATCTGGAACTGGCACTAGTGCAGGAACAGTTGGATCTGGAACGACAGGTGGTGGGGCAACAGGACAACCAGGAACTGGGACAGCAGACACAACAGTCGATAGTGAAACTTCAGAAAATGATACAACAAATGCTGGAACTGGAACTGGCGAGCCAATAACAGTTATTGACAATCGATTTACTTCTCCCATTCCTGGATTTAATTACAGATTCGGAACTCTTGGTGTTGTTACTGGTGATCCTGTTGCTCAGACATTTACAACACCAAAAGGTCTAAACAATGGTATTTTTGTTTCGTCTATTGACCTTTTCTTCAAAACGAAACCAGATAGCGATGATGCTCAGTTACCAGTCACAGTTAAAATTGTAACAACATTAAATGGATATCCAACAAGAAATGCTCTTGCAGCATCAACCGTTCAATGCTTTGATGTAAAAACAACAGATGGTGTTGAAACTTTCCCTAGAAGTTCAAATACATCAACTTCAACTAAATTTACATTTGATGATCCTGTTTTCTTGTTACCTGAAACTGAGTATGCGATTGTTGTTACTTCTGAATCTCCATCATACGACGTTTGGGTAGCCGAACTCGGTGGAGAAATTGTTGGCGATCCTGATGGTAGGAGAGTTTCGGAACAACCTTATGTGGGTAGCTTTTTCAGAAGTACAAATGCTTCTACTTGGACAGCATATCAAAACGAAGATTTGATGTTTAAGATCAATCGAGCTGTATATGATACATCTCCGATAACTTTAACATTCGGTCCTCTCCCACAACCAATTTCAATTCCATATGATGAAATAATTTTAAACGCGAAAGAAAGAGAATTTCCAGTAGCAAACATTGATCATAAAATGAAAACGACATTACTGTCGACTTCTGGTCTTGAGGCAGCATTTACCAGTATAGAACCAAATAGAGCATTTTGGTTTGCTGAGAAACCAGACTCTTTAGTCACCAGCGGCAGAAGAAGAGTGATCCCAGCCGCCAACACAGCAGGACTACAATTTGAAGTTTCGCTGGACACCAATGATGACACAGTTTCCCCATTCTTCGATTCAGAAACTTATCTAGCTGTAGTTTCTGAAAATTTGATTAACAATGGGGAGCTCTATGATGGAAACATAAGTGTTACTGATAGCGGTCAACATTCGAATGCGAGTAATGTTGTTGTAACAATAAGTGATTCGAATATATATGCTGGTGAAACTGGGGCTAGAGCTACAGCAAACGTCACGCTAAATGCCAGCGGCAGTGTAGCTTCTGTGAATATCATTAACCCAGGAAAAGGTTACATTGAATCGCCAACAATTACGATAACAGAACCAGAAAATCCAACTAACGCAACGGCAGTAATTACTTCTGAAGATTCTAAATTTGGTGGTAATGCTCTGGCTAGATATATAACTAGAAAGATTTCTTTGGCAGATGGATTTGATTCTGGCGATCTCAGAGTTGGTTTGAATGCTGTAAGACCTCAAGGGACAAACATTATCGTTTACTATAAAGTTCAATCAGCTTCCGACACTCGTAATTTCTCTGATATTAAATGGAGAAGAATGTATTTAGAAAACAGTAAGGCATATTCTCCTGATTTGAATACACCAGTTGAGTTTAGATACAATCCCTCTGAAGATCCAAGAATAAATAAATTATCGTATACTGAGGATGGCGTGACTTATCCTGTTGGCGGAAAATTCAAATATTTCGCAGTTAAAATTGTGTTGTTGGCTGAGTGTGGTTGCGTTGCGCCAGCAATAAAGAATTTTAGAGCTATCGCATTACCAGAGGGATAATAATGCTAGTCAAAGTAAAAGATAATGATAGTCTTGTCCGTGATATGAATACCAATTCATTGTTAAATGTGAACAAGGGTGCATTGAAAAAACATGACATGATTATGAGACAAAAAGAGAACGCTAAAAAACTAGCAAATGACGTTGAAAGTCTAAAAAACGAAATGTCTGATATAAAGCAAATGTTGCAACTTCTTATCGATAGAGAGAAATAATGCCGACTCCAAATATTCCTCAGGTACAAACAGCAAATACATTCGATCAGTGGCGAATATACACGAACAATACAATTAATGCTGTTAATGAATTAAGAAGTACCACATACGAAAAAGAAGCTGGACTTCTCTATCTCTCGAACACGGATATTTCTACAGCGTTGTTGGTTAGTGGTAATGCAACTGTACAAAAAACATTAACAGTTGGAAATCTGATTGCAGCAAATGCAAACATTACAAATAATCTTACAGCAACAAATGCAAATATTACTGGAACATTAACATTAGCAGGTGTGAACATAGCTCAGGCTCTGTCAAATGCTGCGAATACAGTTATGATATCTGCAAATAATGGCGCAACATTAACCGCTTCAAGATTAAATTTTGTTAACACATCAACAGTAATGGTCGCAGTTACTTCTGGACTTAATGGGAATGCTAACGTATCATTTACAGTCAGTGGTGGAGCTGGTGCACAAGGCGTTCAAGGCACAGTTGGCGCACAAGGCGTTCAAGGTGCAGTTGGCGCGCAAGGAGCTCCTGGTGGTGGAAGCCCAGGTTCTGGCGCACAAGGACCGCAAGGTGTACAAGGTGCAGCTGGTGCTCAAGGTGTACAAGGTGCAGCTGGTGCACAAGGAAATCAAGGATTTCAAGGAGCAGCTGGCGCTCAAGGACATCAAGGATTTCAGGGAGCAGCTGGTGCACAAGGAAATCAAGGATTTCAAGGTCACCAAGGATTTCAAGGTCGACAAGGAGCAGCTGGCGCTCAAGGCGCAACTGGACCATCTACCGTAATCAACGCAACCAATGACACATCAACCAATCCATTATATCCTGTTTTAGTTGGTGCAACTGGCAGCGACCAAACAGCAAAAGCATCAACATCAAAATTATCATACAACGCCAACTCTGGAAGATTAACAGCCACAGAAATTTCTGGAACGCATTATGGAGATGGTTCTAATTTAACAGGAATAGGAATTCCGAGAGCTGCATCAAGCACCTCTGCTGGTGCTGTATCCTATAATGGACACACTTCTGCCGCTGGTGAATTTTATGGTGGAACCACAAATCCATCTGGTACGACCAGAATAAATTATGCTGGCGATCTTTATGTTAACAATCTATATGCAATAAATGAAATTAGCGCATTCGTTTCTGATGAAAGATTGAAAAACATTGAAGGAAATATTGGTGGCGCTTTAGATAAAGTGCAGAAACTCAATGGATTTTTCTTTAAGTTTAACGAAACTGCAAAAGATCTTGGATATGTTGGTGATGAAAGAATGGTCGGTGTTTCTGCTCAGCAAGTCAAAGAAATTTTACCTGAAGTAATTGCCGATGCTCCGATCGATAATAAATACATGACAGTACATTACGACAAACTAGTTCCTCTTTTAATTGAGGCGATTAAAGAGCTTAAGAAAGAAGTTGATGAATTAAGAGGTAAAATCTAAAAATGCCATTAGACGCAGATGGTCCAGATCAGATCAGTTTAGGTCCAACGCTATCGCCGATAAATAAAAGTATTTCTGTCGCATTCGCAGCCACGCCACCATTCTCGCTATCACAATTTTATAGAGGCGGACCATATGTCGCCGATCACCCAATTAACAATAATATTCCAGCAGGACCAGCAACAACAACTAGAAGTTTTGGACAATATAATAATGGTGGTAGTTTAGTTTTGAGGCACGTAATTTCTAGCAACGTTCAAAATTTGAATTTGTTTACTTACGCCAGCTCAGTACAAAGACCAACATCTCAAGATGTATCAAACGGATACGACCAAAACAGGAGGTATGATGCATACCAACCAGGATATGGTATTGAGTTTGTAATTAATCCTGGAGTTTTCGTTGGTTCAGCGTTTGCATCGCAAGCAGCATTAGTAACAGGAACAGATAGTGTCTCTGGGTGGCACCCAAGTGTTCAAATTCGAATCGTGAATCAAGGAGTAATTATTGGGGCTGGTGGTGCAGGCGGACAGGGCGCTAAAGGATTTGCCCCTCCCACAAATGCGCAGCCAGGACAAGGTGGTGGAACTGCAATTGATGCGCAAAGACCTATCTATATTAATAATGCTGGTACCATTGCTGGCGGTGGTGGTGGCGGTGGCGGTGGCGGCGCTACTCCTCCGTTCGCCCCTCTTGTTGGTGGAGGAGGTGGTGGGGGCGCTGGTCAAACTGGAGGTACTGGCGGCACTTCACTAGAACAATATGTGAATCAGGCAGGTCAACCTGGAAATGGTGCAGCTGGAACTGCATTTGCTGGTGGAAATGGTGGGGTATTCGAACCTGGAGTTTTCCCAACTGGAGGTAGCGGTGGCGCTGGTGGTGGGAGGGGTCAAAATGGAAATTCTGGACAAAACGCTGGTCAAACAGGACTACCACACACTTTTGGTGCTCTAGGTGGGGCTGCTGGTTATTATATAGTTGGTAATAGTCGTGTTACATGGATAGCTCCTGGAACACAACAAGGTCAAGCAGGAGTATAAGAATAATGTCAACGATAAATGTAAATTTTGAAATAACAGGCGTCAACAGCGATCGCGGTGTCATGTATGTTAAATATTGGGCTGATGGTGCAACGATTGAAAGGTTTCAGTCTGAAATCGGACCTTATGAAGTTGCAATATCTTCTAGTATGGATAATGTAACAGAGCAAGAACTAAATACAATAATTGCAACTTTCGGTGCGCCAATTGTATTGAGGCAAAAACAAATTTTGGATGTGAGCAACAATTTAATTGCCACATTAACAGCAGAAATAAACGAACAAAAAGCTGTTGTGGTGGATTTACCGACTCCATAAAATTTGCCAAATTAATTAAAATGGAAACAATATGTTTTATAATAAGTATTGGGTTTGGTGTGGTGTTTTATCAGAAGAACTTTGCGATGCTATCGTTCTAGAATCCGATAAATTATTATTCGGTGAGGGTGTTACTGGTTATGGTGGCAACTCTTCTTTCAATATAGATGTCAGAAACACCAACGTATCTTTCTTTGATAGATTTCACTGGGTCGAGGGGATATGTTTAAATTATGCAACCTGCGCCAATATTAATGCTGGTTGGAATTTCGACTTAGCATATCCGCAGAACGTTCAATATGCAAAATATTTCCCAGACCAACATTACACACCACACACAGATGATAATTGTGGGCCAAATCAAAATGAAATGCGCAAACTATCGGTTGCAATTCAATTATCAAATCCAAATGATTACGAGGGTGGCGATTTCGTCATACAATCCGCACAAAATAATGGGGAATTTGATCTTATTTCCGATTTTCGTAAACGAGGTAGTGTGATTGTTTTCCCATCAGTAATGACGCATGGAATAATGCCAGTAACACGTGGAGTTAGGCATTCTGTTGTATGTTGGGTCGTTGGACCAAAATTTAGGTGAGTTATGCATAAAGATGAATTTGATCATAATAAGTTTATTGTTTTACGCAATTTCTTCAATATAAAGCATGTTGAAAGAATGGCTAAGAGAATGATGTTTCTGAAAAGAACCAATAATCTTGTAGTCGACGATCAATGTCAACTATCTAGTTCAGTTTATGCGGATACGGTAAATTCAGAATATCAAGAACTATACAGAAATAAACTAGAAAATTTAATTGGTTATACATTACACCCAACGTACAATTACTGTAGAGTGTATTCACCAAAAGAAATTTTGAAAAGACATAGCGATAGACCATCTTGCGAAATATCAATTACAGCAACTTTAGAATACGATACATTTGATGACGAACCTTGGGATTTATATGTTGAACCAGATATAAAGATTAAACTATATCCTGGAGACGCCTTAGTATATAAAGGATGTGAGATTGAACATTGGAGAGAGAAATTTATCGGAGTATACCAAACTCAAGTGTTTATGCATTATGTCGATGCTAATGGTCCATATGCAGGATGCAAGTATGATTTCAGAACATCTTTAGCTGCTAAGGATAGAAATCTTGAAGCGGAAAGATTATTTTTGGAGAGATTGAATGAAAATAACAGTAAACAAGAAACCATTCGAACATCTGATAATAAAGGAAATCTACAGCAAAGAAGAACTAAAACTAATTTGGAGAGAGACTGAGTTTCTGTTTGATAAACTTGGTGATGAAAATGAAACTAGCGCAGCATTAGAAGAAGATGGTGAAACCAGAAAGAAATCTGGTAAAGGAATATTTCTTGACGATGTATACAAGCGCAGAGATTTTTCTGATCTACTAAACATCACCAGAAAAATATTTCATGATGAGGAAGTAAAGAAATCAATAGTTGAGTTGAATAGCCCGATGTTTAACATGTTCAAGAAAACAAATTGGGATTCGACCATGCTTCAGTATTATGAAGAAGGCAATTACTACAAACAGCATCAAGATGAATCTTTTTTCACAGCAATATATACGTTTTACAAAGAACCCAAAAAGTTTGAAGGTGGCGACTTACATTTTGAAGAGTATAACTACACCCTACCAGTTAGAAACAATCAACTGATACTGTTTCCCTCTATTGTTTCTCATGGTGTAACTGAAGTTACAATGAAACAACCAGGGTATATGAACGGAAGATTTAGTATTGCTAATCTGATATTTTGGAAATTGTAAATTGAGGCGTTGTTATGAATGTTCATGTATTATCGAATCCACACAGAGCAACATCTCCAATTTATGCTGACTTTGATCCTTTCGCTGTTATTGTATACAAATATATTGAAAATTTAAAGCACAAATACAATTTTATTCATTATGGATTAGAAGGTTCAAAAGTCGACTGCGAACATTACACATTACCAAACAATGTTGAACTTTTCAACAAAGCAGCATCAGTTATTATTGGCGACATGAAAGAACCGCATGATCTTGTTTTATGTTTTTTTGGGCATGAAAATAAAACGGCAATTGAGAAATATCAAAGTGAACTGAAAATTATTGAGCCAGTGATCGGTTATACACCTCATGGTGTCTTTGCGCAATTTAAAGTCTTTAAATCATATGCGATGATGCACTATTATTATGGAATGAATCATAGAATAGACAATCCTTATTGGTTTGATGCAGTAATTCCATATGGTGAGGATCCAAACAATTTTGAGTTTA